CCCCCGGTGCTGCTGAGCCTCGCCATTGCGGGCGCGGCGCTGGGGTTTCTCCCGCACAACTTCCCCAAAGCGCGCATGTTCATGGGAGATGTCGGGAGCGCTCCTTTGGGGTTCCTGTTGGGTGTGTTGGTCGTATGGCTGGCCAAAAGCGCCAGCGCGTGGCTCCTCATCCCGCTCGCTCTGCTCCATGCCAACTTCGTCTTGGACACCGCCATCACGCTGCTCAGGCGCGTTGCTCGTGGGGAACCATGGCACCAAGCCCATCGGGAGCATTTCTACCAGCGCCTCGTCCGTTCCGGCAAAAGCCACGCCTTTGCGACCGGCTGGGAGCTGGGGTTGCAGTGCCTAGTGGTGGGACTGATGCTGCTTTATCCCCAGGTCGGTCTGCCGGCGAGAGTGGGGTTGAGCATCGCGGTTATCCTTATCTGGCTGAGTTTCTTCGCCTTTTGTGAACTCTCGCTCCGCGGGCGTCATTGAGTCAGAATCCCATTCACCCAGTAGAGATTCTGCCCACCATACCAATACATATTCCCGCCATTGAACATCACATTATTCTCCCCGTAGGTGTAATAGGTATTGGTAAACATAACAGAGTAGGAACAATCCGCCGGGTTAATTCGATAGAGCGAGGAGCGGTTAAAGTTTTGGAAGTCTCGGTAGTACCGGAACATCCAAATAAATCCGTTGGGCGCCAGACACAGCCGACGGTCCTGCAGGCCTTGGCTTTCCTGAAACGCCTTTCCAGGAAGGGTGCTCGAATAGGTGATGGAGCCGGTGGTGATGTCCACTTTGAAGACGTTGCTTCCGGCCACACCCAGCATGATACCCGGCGAGACCTCAACCACCTTATCAAGGGTTACTCCCGGCAACGGGACGATAATTCGCTGGATGGATTTCGTGGCGACATCGAACACGAAAAGGTTGGTGCCCGTGCTGGCATACACAAGCTTGGTTCCGCCCAGGGCGGGTTTTAAGTCAGCGGGTTCATCGTATAGAAATGGATTTCGGAGGCTGCCACTCATTCCCGTCAACGGGTCGTACCAGCCTAGCTCGCCGCCCGCGGAATCTCGCTCGTGGATCGCCGCGACATAGACCATCCCGTCCGCGCCAAAGGTGGTGTAATACTCATGCTTGCCTATGGCCAGCGGAGTCTGGCAGGGATTGACGCTCGCCGCGCACATGTTGGGCGTGGAAGACACCAGCGTCCAGGGAGCCAAAGGATTAAAACGAAGCTGAGTGGCGGTATAGCCGCAGAAATAGTAGGTGTCCGCGGACATGGCTGCATCATAAAGGTTACATTGTGGATAACCCAGACTCGTTGCGGTCCATTGAACTGTATCATAGATGACCACAGGGCCATAAAAGCTGGAGAAACCCAACAACTTCGTGGGGCTCAACGGATAAAGCCGGGAAACTCCGACTGGACAAAGACCAAAGTTCACCGCGGTCGCCGATTGCCAGTTAGTGGTTCCCACTTTTTGCCACCCAATGGTGGCATCGTTGCCAGTGCTGTCCGGGAGCGCGTAATCCATGTTAATGTTATAACCGACCAGGGGGCCATTATTTATCCCATCCACCACATTGCCTCGCTGCGCATTCTCCACCAGGAGATCCTTCGGCCCGGTGGACATTAAGGAAGGGACACCATTGGACAAGGCATACCAAGCCAGCACGTTCCCCGTGGCGGGGCCTTCCCGCTCATAATACCAGCCTCCGTTAGTGCCGTGACGAACCGCAGCATAGTTATCCGTGCCATTGGTCGAGGTTCCAAAATAGAGAGTGCGCTGGGCCGTCTGCGTGTCATAGACCGCCAGGTACATGGGGTTTTGACCAACGCCGACATAGAGATAACGGGAATCCGCACCGAGGGTGTAAGCGTAGGTCCCGACGGAGGCGTTGGGGTCTATCATCCCCAAACTTTGGAAGACGTCGGTAGTGGGGTTGTATCGATCTACATAACCTCGATATAGGTGAGCGTAATGATAATCGATATTCTTTTGGCTTAACACTGGCTCCAGTGCTGATTCAGCATAGGGCAAAGTAGTTTGTGTAAGCTGGCGTGATTTGGTAGCATTGGGTTTCATTGATTAGATCCAAGGATTGTCCAGAGCCTGTGCAGCATCTCCACCAAACACAAAGTCACGATCAATCCAGGTTTCCCATTGTGTTCGATTACCAATCTTGAGCTTGCTCATGAAGTTTCTTAAGCGTGTGCCAACGGCAGTCAGCTGTCCCATGCTGTTCTGTATTACCTGTTCGCCAGTGCGTGGATCTACCCAGACAAACTTTTCTGGCACATCCTTACCATACTTATTCACACGCTGACCTACTGCACGTTGCGCAATTGGTCCAATGACTTCATAGGTAATAACATTGTTGATATACTTGCGAAATATCACATCACATTTTTGTCCTGTGGCTGCCCATTCTTTGTCTGGATGTGGGAATACTCCACATTGAAATTGTGTAACTGGTATGTGTCCAAACACTTCTGCTGGCTGTGGTGGCAAGGTTCGTAGTGGTTCTAAAGGCACTATGTCATTGCGATCTACATAGGGATTTTCACCGCCTATAAGTTCCCTTGGAGGTTCAGCACCATTTAAAACATCTAGAGCTGTTTGATATTTGAATCGATTGCTACGTCCTTTGAGGTTCAGCACTAGGCCAGTTTGATCAAACACAAACTTTTCTAAATCACGTGCTGTGGGGAAGTCGGTCATTAGACCTTCTAGATCAAAGCCAGTATCTAAGGGGGCTTTTGTTTTTGGTCCGGACGTATCAGCTGACTCTGCAGCAGAGGTGGTCCAGGTTGAGGCGACAGTTTCTTTTTTCATTGCAGTTCCTTTTCTATTAAATTTTGGGATCTATTATTCGCAGGCGATCCCAGCCTGTATTCGGTTAATCTTTATAACGGGTTCGACGTGCACTGAAGCGTTTTACCTGACTATTGGCTTCAATCTCACCAGATTCAGGCACTTCATGTTCGCCAGGATTGGCTTCAAGTTCTTGAGCACGATGACCAAATGCGGCCATAACCTGATCAGCTAGAGGTTGACGTTCAGCTTTGGCATCTAAAAAATTACCACGCTTGGCCTGATGTGCGCCTTCCATGCCTACACGTGGGCCTTGTGGAACATTAACGTTTTCACGGCTGTGTGGATTACCAGCCCAGGCTCCCAAATAATGTTCAGCTGTGTCAGCACGATCGCTGGTGGCAGTTTTTAATTCGCGTTGTTTCATAGTTTATCCTTTGTGGAATCCTTTAAGGGTTTCAGCGAGACGAGCACGGCGTGCAAGGGTCGGATTCGAGCTGTGTGTAGCTTTGGCCAATTTCTTAGCCGGAATAGTTTTGTCAGCGGCGACATGTAGCTCACGATGCAGAGCACCCGGATTTTTAATCGCTGCAGCAATCCAATATTCGCCTTTGTGTTTAGATTCCATATCATTTTCCCATTAAAATACCGGTGTTATATATACTGTGGCTGTGCCAGTAACTGCATTAGCGGCTACTGTGATGTTGCTGTCAAAGTTGGCCCCAGTGTTGACAACTATCAATTTACTTTGACCATTTTGAACGCCTACGCCTGCTGCAGGGTTACCTGCTGTGGGTGGTGTGGCTGTGACTGTGGCTGTGGTCAGGCCCCAATTAACAAAAACATCATTGGTAGTGTCTAGGTTTTCAACTAGAATAGCCTGTATGTTATTGGTGCCGGCTGTGACATAGGTCTGACTGCTGGTAGTCGAAGCTGAGATAGCAAAAGTCGAACCAGCTGGATATATGGTGCTGTTGGTGCTGATTGGCATTATCTTTCAGCCTTTGTAATGTAGATTGCGTCGGGATTAGCAAAGCTCGCACGACGATCATGTGTGGTAATTGGATGTGGTCCAGCGGCTGTGGCCACTGTTAGACGATTAGGATCTTTAGTTACGCTAGGACCTACTGATTCCATACGATCATGACTGCTGTCACTGGCATTGCCACGACGATTTGATTCTATTAGACCATGGTTGATCTGGTCAGGATTCTTAACCATGTGTGCCATTGGATTATGGCAGATGTCTTGTCTAGACCCCATACGATTAACACCGTCGCCCATCTGTCCATTAAATGCAAAGTCTGCACCATCACCACGTTGGCTTGCGCCCGGCACTGGTTTAACCATACCTTCATTTTTCTTCATTGTGTTAGAGGCCTTGCGACCTAAAGTTGAGTTTTTCATATTAGATCATACCTTTCATTTTGCGCACAGCATGATGATCATCTTCATGCAGGCGACCATCACTGTGACGCTGATTAGCCGGATGACTGTGACGAGTCTGCATCATTGGATGACTCATGTCCCCACATTCTATGCATTCAGAGTCAGCTGAACTTTCATGTGCTTCTGACATTCTTGGACCATCTTCACGCACGGGTCCTGAACGCTGTAATTCGCGTCTTTCTTGTTCTGATCCCTGTTTCATGATCATCTTGGTTGGGTTTAGATTATAAACGCCTTTGGTCTGTGCTGTCTTGGCCATTATAGTTTGTGTCCTTTTTCTGTTTCGTCTTCCATATTATTTAGCTGGTGCTCGGCACGGGTCATCTTGGTTGAACTAGGACGAACCAGGCTAGCATCAACTGTGTGCTGATGATAATGTTCACTGCGTTCAGCACTGTGCCGACTATGATGTGGATGTTCTGTGTGCTCGGCGGTTTTTTTGTGTTCTGCAGAATGCTTTTCTGCATAGGCAATGGCTAAACTCTGTTTAAGAGGCCGTCCAGCTGCCATTTCTGTTTTAACATTATGGCTAAAAGCCTCTTTACTCTTGCTTTTCATTAATGGCATATTTTTACCTTATTATAACTTTATTTATGTTAGTTGGCCAAGCCAGGAAAGCTGCGTATAGCAGAATTAGCCCGGGTAGGGTTTAGGTCGGCAATAGCACGGTCACCAAACTGTCCAGTATCACGACTACCAATGACAACTTCGTGATAGTGTTGACTGCGAGCAGCACCGTGACGACTGTGTGGCTCGTAGTTATCTATGCTGGCTGGCGTGGTCTTTGCAGTCTTCTGTGATCCACGAACCACTGGCTCAGGACTTTCAGTCCAACTGGCGCTGGATTTGACTTCGGCTGAACTGGTATTGCTGGGTCGTTTTGTAATTTGGTTTAGGGGTTTGATCACTGGTGGCATGGTTTAGATTTTTGATTTATTGGGTTCGATTGTGGTTAGGTTGCGCAATGCTTCGGCAAAGGCTGCAGCTTTTTGAGCTGTGACATCCTCAGATTCAGTGATTTCTACTGTCTGTCGATCGCTGACTATTTTGTTTAAAAAGGCACGATCATAGTTTTCTACTCTGGCCCAATCAGATCTTGTGATGGCTGCTTGATAGTTGATGGCCAATCTGCGTGTGAATGGCATATTGGTTTCTAGTTCAATGTCCATCATGAGATCTTCAAGATTGACCTTGTGTCCAGATCCTTTAGGACGTCCGGATCCGGGTCTTCGGCCACCGTGGCCATTAGATTTTTTGATAGTTTGACTTGTAGGCATACAATTATTTATGGTTGGTATCTTGATTGAAAATCAAGCGAACGGTGGGTTTTTGTGTTTTAACCAAATCTTCCGCTGAAAAACTTGACAATCAGTCAGGATCTCGTTGAATCACAGCCTGAAGCCACTGGCCAAGACTGTATTCGGTTGCGG